TATTTATTCCGAAAAAGTAAATGACTTTTTAAAAAGAGTTAAAGATAATTTAGAGAAATATAAATTTAATGCTTCCGGGAATTTATCACAATCATTAAAGGCATTACCAATTAAAGAAAGTCAAAACGGAGTTACAGTAACCATTGAACTCGAAGATTATTGGGAAGATCTAGAAAAAGGAACACCAGCAAAAGGATATTCAAAAGAAAACAGAAAAAAGCTACAACCTAAGATATTAGAATGGATAGGCAATAAACCTGAATTACAAAGCATAGCAGGAGATAAGAAAGGGCAAAGGTCATTATCCTACGCAATAGCAACTAACATACTTAAAAAAGGAACAATCAAAAGATTTGGATATAAAGGTAAACCATTCTTAACTGAAGAAATCCCACAATTAGAAAAAGACATAACTCAAGAATTTGAATAATGGCACTAACAATATACAATACACCAAACAGCTACGCACCCGTTTACAATCAAATGATTTTTACTTTGAGTTCAACAAACGTTGCTCAATCTAATTTCAGATACATAGCAGATATTTATGTAAATGGTTCAAGTGATTACACTAGATTAGAAGTAGGAAGAAACCCAAGTAACAACTATGGAACTTTTGATGTTGCTGGTATCATTCAAAACTTTTTAACTAGGGATGCTGATGATAACACAACTACATTTAAACAATGTGTAAACTCAATAGCATCTTACATAGTTCAATTTGGTGAACAGTATGGGCCAAGTAGTGGAATTACTAACTATCCTAACTTAACAACAAGTTCAGGTTATTGTTTTAACGGAGCGTTCAGTCCTTTAGACTTTTTAGACTTTGCAACAAACACTTATGTACTTCAAAATAGTTCAAGTCAATTCCTTACTGATAGACCTACATTTGTATCAAGAACAGGTGAGAAACTTATTTTAGGCTTTATGACTGATGCTGCAAATGAGGCAAAGTTTTTAGAGATTATAACTTTTTATGATGAAGGTACAATATTTAACACAGTTACAGTTGCTAATCCTTTTACAGCTTTAAGCAATAGGCAAGACCGTTCAATTAATGTAAGAGTAGATTATGATTGGTTAACTAGCTTAGTCAATGCTGATTTATCATTTGGCACTACTCCAATATTTGTTATTAATTGGGAATATTACGAAGTTAGAATTAAAAATAGTGCAGGAACGATAGTAAGTGAAACTATCCGTATTTATCCTGGTGAAGATATTTGCTCTAAGTACACACCTATCCGTTTTAAGTTTATGAATAACTATGGTAAGTATGATTATTACACTTTTACTAGTGCAATGACTAAGAACACCAATATAAAACGTAATACTTACAAAAGCAATCCAAATCAATGGAGTGGTACTAATTACAGTTACTCAACAACAAGTAGAGGATTAAGTCAATATGAAACAATATTAGACGATACAATTACAATAAATAGTGATTGGATTACAGAAGCTGAAAGCATTTGGTTAGAGCAATTAGTAACAAGTCCTGATGTTTATATTTACGATGGAAACAACTTAGTTTCTGTAAACATAACAGATAGTAGTTATCAAACAAAATACGAAGCTAGTCAGCAACTATTTAATTTAGTGGTTTCATTTACTTACTCACAAAACAGAAAAAGACAAAGAAGATGATTTTAACTAAAATATACATTAATAACGAGCAGATAGATTTAAAAGAAGATGTTTCAATACCTCTTAACTTTAACATTGCTGATATTAGAGAACCTGAAAAAAGAAGTACTACATGGAGCAAGACTGTTATATTACCAGGCTCTACTTTTAACAATGAATTGTTTTCAAATATATGGAATGTTAATGCAGTCATTAATAGTACAGGCACTACTAACTTTAGTCCGAATTTTAATCCGAATTTAAAAGCAATAGCTGAAATAACTTACAATGAAGCAACACAGTTCAAAGGCATTTGTCAATTGTTAAATGTTAATGTAACTGATAAATACGAGATTGAATATGAGGTTGCTTTTTTTGGTGAGTTGCAGAATGTATATCAAAATTTCACAAATGGTTATTTGCGTGATTTAGATTTAAGTGAATACAATCATACATACAGCAAAGATAATCAAGTAACAAGTTGGAGCGCACCAATAGGTATTGGATATGTTTACCCGATGATAGATTATGGTTTTAGAATAAATACAGAATTTAAAGTAACAGAAATGTTCCCTTCTATTTATGTAAAAACTATAATTGATAAAATGTTTAGTCAAGCTGGGTTTACATATCAATCAGTATTTTTTAATACAGAATTATTTAAAAGACTTATAATACCTTATTCAGGCGGTTCAACTTTACAATTAACAACTGATCAAATAAAAAATAGGACATTTAGAGTTAGTAAAACAAGTTCACAAAGTATAAATATAGATGCAAGTTATACTAATGAAGCTGCAAGTCCTTCAATTCCTTATAATGAAATTATTACATTTCAAGATGAAACAACACCACCTAATTATGATATAGGAAATGTATTTGGATTTAATACAACTTTTCAAGCATCAAAAAGTGGAAATTATAAATTAAAGTTTCAATTTCAATTAAATGTTACACATAATTGTAGTACAGCAACAGCTTATATTGAACGTTATTATGAATTAGGAACTATTTATATAATATCATATTCTAATGGCATTGCATCTATTCCTGTAATTTTAAAACCAAGTGATAATTTTCCAAACGTGCCTGATTCATTGAATGTTTCAGCAGGTGCAAGTCAAACTGTAACTCAAGGAACTACAACATCAAGCGTAGGTGGTTTATTAGAAGGTTCATTGTTTTTATTTGAAAATGATACAGCGCAGGTAATATTTGCACCAGCATTTGGAAGATGCTATAAAGCTACATCAGGATCATTTACATTTCAAAATCAAGCTACTTCATATCCAACTGTTAACATATTAAATGATTCAGTATTTTATGCTTTAATGGAAGATACAACTATAAGTGAATCTGATAATATAGTTATTTCAAATATTTTACCTGATAAAATAAAGCAAAGTGATTTTTTTAACTCTATAATTAAAATGTTTAATTTATTTGTAGAAGTAGATAAAACAAATGCAAATAAACTTATAATAGAGCCAAGACCAACATTTTATAACACATCAACAATAAAAGATTGGACAGATAAATTAGATTACTCAAAGGAGACAAAAATAATTCCAATGGGTGAATTAAATAATAAAACTTATTTATTCACATACAAACAAGATAATGATTATTTTAATAGTAATTATTTTAATAATTATACAGAAGTTTATGGACAAAAGAAATATGATATTCAAAACGATTTTTTAAAAGGTGAAGTAAAAACAGAATTAATTTTTAGCCCAACACCTTCTGTAAATACAATAGGCCATGATAGAGTAATTCCTAAAATATACCAGTTAGATACTAATGGCACTATTAAAACCTGTCAATCTAATATTAGAATACTTTATTATGGTGGCTTAAAAGATACATCTTACCCATGGAAACACATAACAAGTACAGGTGGTCAATTTATAAATAATCAATATGCTTATTGTGGTCATTTAGATAGTATAGATAATCCAACTATTGACTTAAATTTTGAAGTTCCAAAACAAGTTTATTACTCATTAGAAAAATATACTTTAAATAATCTTTATAATAAATATTGGAAGGATTACATTGAACAGATAGCAGATAAAGATTCAAAATTATTTGTAGGTTATTTCTTAATAGATGAATGGGATATTCAAAGTTTAGATTTTAGAAATACATTCTTTTTTGAAAATGAGTATTGGAGACTTAACAAAATAATTGATTATGATAGAATAAATAATCAACCTACTAAATGTGAGTTTGTAAAGTTAAAAACATTGCCACCTTATGAAGATGACAACGGATTTGATACAAATGGCGGTGTTTTAGAAGGTGTTGATATTTCACCAACACAAAGAAACTCATTTTACAATGATAATGTAGTAACTGAAGGCGCAATAGTAAGCGGTAAAAATAATACTATACTTTCAGGCAATGGAGTTATAATAGCAGGAAATGAAAACTTTGTAGGTAATAATAATCAAAATGTTTCAATATTAGCATCTTCAGGAATTACTGTTTATCCAAGTTCAAATAATGTTTCTGTAACAAGTTCAACAGGTGTAACTGTATTAAGTGGAATTTCAAATGTAAGTGTAACAAATAGTTCAGGAATAACAGTAACAGAATCAAATGTAACTTATAACAATGGTATTAAAACACTAAATAGCGTTAATTATAAAAAATATGTTGCTTTACTTAATCAAACAGGCACAAATGATCCAACTGCATACGTTTTAGAAAATACATTAAGCTCGGGAATAGTATGGACTAGAGATACAACAGGAGAATACTTAGGAACAGTAACAGGGGAGTTTACCGAAAATAAAACAGTTGCTTTTTTAACTATCACAGATAATGGAGAGGCAATGGCTGGAAGAAAAA